TTACTGGGTAAGCAAATACCCACCTGCAGCAGCACCAATAATCCATCCTATCCGCTCTTTCTTTCGAGCGGATTTTTCTTTGTCCATTTCCTTTTTATGTACAGCTTCCTGTTTCTCTAATTCCTGGTTTGCGATAAGCCGCGCCTGTGCATTAGCCATTTCAGTTACATCTATTCTGGCTGTTGACGTTGTAGAGAAACGCAGTTCACCATTTTCTCCCAGTTTAACCTCAGGATGGCCGGATAGATTCGGCACCTCTACCTCCTGCCCATTTACAACAGCAATAATCTTGCCCTGCTTCTCCACAAACTGCAACACCGCTCCCGGTGTGCTGGGCGTCTGCACTGCAACTTCCCGGATTGTTTCGGTCTTAGTATTTATAATTTGCGGTATCGGTGCTATAACTGCCGGCTTTGCCGACTGCTCCTTAATGTGCTGCTTCCACTCCTGATATTCTGCTTTTGCAAAGTAAAGCAGGACTGCCACCACGACAGCCACGACGATATATTTCCAATTCTCTTTCACGAACGTTTTTACTGTCTCCATCATGCTCCCACCTTCACTATATGATCAGTTACGCCCCTAGCAATAGCTGCAGCAAACATCCTCTTGCCTTCTACGCTGCCCAGGATAGCTTCTTCATTCGGGTTACTTATAAAAGCCAGCTCTACCAGCACAGCAGGGGCAGAGGTGTTAATCAGTACATACAAACCGGCTTCCTTATCAACATCACCATCTGACCAATCACCGCGAACAGGTAATGTAGGGAATTCACCGGCCATCTGCGACATAATCAAAGTAGCCAGCCTATCAGCCCGGGTTTGCCCCCTGCTAGTCCATATCTCCATGCCAGTGGCCGCAGCAGACGTAAACGAATTACAATGTATGCTGACGATCAAATCAGCACCCCAACCATTAGCCTGGTTACAAATGTCTTGTAGGCTATCCGACTGATAACTGATTGCCTCACAGCCTGCACCATTAAGGTAATCAGCAACCTGTGCAGCTACCTCAGCTACTACATCCGCTTCTCGCAATCCGGACGGGCCAACGGCTCCCGGATCAGGATTACCACCGGGAGCATGGCCGGGATTTATAAATACTTTTATCATTATTTCAGCCCTCCCAGCCTTGACCGGATAAACGTCAGCAGCGGGTCAAGACTCTGTACTCCGGCATCTCTCAGGTTTTCTATAATGCTAACTGCTTCAGTTGCAGCAAGGTAGTACCAGGCTGCTTTCAAGAAGATCCCTTCGCCGCCCACCATAAAATCTACATGCACTACCGCGGAAACTAAAATCATATACAGAATGATTTTTCCGGCAAACTTCGTTTTCATCATTTCCGACGTAATGTATTTCTGATTAAAGGCATTGCCCATATTCCGGGCGCATTGCCATAGTCCGGCCTTTTCTTGGCACACCCCCTGGTCAATCAAGTATTTGTACGTCAGTGACAGCCATTTTGTAGCTAGATCTATTAAAATTAGCACCACAAAGGCCATTAACGCAGTGCCGTGACTGCTAAAGAATACTGTCAAAATGCTTGCTACTGAAATTTTTGCTAACGCCACATCCCCTAAGGACTGAGCGGCCCCTCTTGCTGAAGTAAATACATTGCAGAATATTTCTCCCATTCTCCCGCCTCCAATAAAATAGAATAGGAGCTTTCGCCCCTATTCTTCAGAATCGTTTTGTTCGTTTTTATGCTGATCTTCTAGTTCCATTCGCCGATCGGGTTTATCATCGAGTACCACAGTAAAAAATCCGTGGTGATCTTTGACCGGCTGCTTAGGTATTTTGTCTTCCATAAGCCACCCCCCAGTTATTTTTTATAGTATATGCGCTGTTCCCATAAAAAAATCGGCTCCTACTTAGGCCGCTTTATATTGACGATTTTCCTGTTAAAGCCTCCCTAGTTATAAGTTATCCTCCCACCCATAGCAATAGAGTGCGCCAGTATTGGCGGGGACATTGCAACCCCAGTATACATTAGCAGACTCTAATATAATGCCCTCTGTTAATAAGGGAGCAACGCCGTTAGGTACATCGTTTCGGAAGTAGATTGGAGCATTTGTAACGTTATAGTTGTTATTTGGAGCCACAGCAAAAAGAGTTCCGCTATAAGCGTTACCCACTATCCCAACACGTATAGTCATAGCCGTGGACGGAACAAACGAGGCAACAGCTACCGCTGTCCACGCATTTGCTGGTCCGGTTGCCATTGTTACTGGTGTCGTTAATATAGTGCCATCCACAATGTATTGTACTTTACGACCATATTGCAATGTTCTGTATAGATTTCCGCTAGCATTGGTTCTTATCCATCCAAGGCGCGCTTTATAGGTATACCCACTTGGCATAGTTGGCGTAGTTGCACTAGCGGACAGCAATCCGGCTACACTTGTGCCGTTATAAATAAGCCAAACGGAATACCATGTAGAATTTGCGACAGGTCCAGTATCAAGTCCATTTGCACCAGAAGTTCCTGTACTAATTGTTATAGATGGACTAACAGCCAAATACGCAAGATTAGACGCATTAAACAATACAACCTGATCTGCAGTAACAGCGATTTGAGTATTTGGAGTACCGCCATTTGTTATTTTTAAGTTCTTAAAAGATCCCTGCACCCCAAAACCACCAACAGGAATAGTTATATCTGCCCCGCCATTAAAAGCTACCCCGTTTATATTTCGGGCCGTTTGCAATATTGTCGCTGTAGCTGCATTACCATTTAATGCAGCGGTAATAGATCCGGCAATAAAATTCCCCGATGCGTCCCGTTGAACAATTGCATTTGCTGTACTAGCACTCGTTGCGCCGTGTGCGCCGGTAGCCGCTGTCATATGTGTGTTAGCGGCTTCCAGCGTTGTTGCAGGAGCAGTGTAGCCGTTTGCCTTACCTGTAATTGATTTTAGCATGTAAAAAATGCCATTTAACAAATTGGTGAGACTACCCGTTAAACTTGTAGGCGCTGTAGAGTCTGTCGCAGTTCTGCTGCCAATTATCGTATCTGTTGCCGCCCCTGCAGCTAATCCACCTGCTGTAATCTTCGGCCCATTTCCAGCAGTCCCGCTGTGATCATGTCCAGTAGTGCCTAATTTACCATCAATAATATCCATATTGGCATTTAAATCAGCAATATCAACAACATCTGTGCCAGCTGGCTTATTTAGATTCAAATTCGGTGTTTGTTGCATATCATCACCCTCCGTATGTCCGTAATTGTGCCCAGGTTCTAGTTCCTGCCCCATTCCATTTAAGAGGCAACAACATATTCCAGACCGTGTATGTATAGCTTATCGAATATCCCAGATGAGCCGGTTTAATCTCATCAAGCATAGCTAAAAATCCCGCCATATTCGGCGGGATCCCTAGAACACCTATGAACTTTACTTCAAACCGATATTCTGCCGGGTACTCAATCACGTCGACTTCCCCGCCTGAGAACGCTATTGCTACACTTTTAATTCTCTCCTTTGTAGAAGTTCCGGAACCTCTAATTTTTGCTTGAATAATTTCTCGGCGCCGAACGTAGGAATTACTCTTATCTGTTACTAGACCAAATTCATGCTCCCAGTAGTCAAGCCCCCAGGTTGCCGTTTTTATAAATAACTGCTGCAGCAAGTTCGGTATTGCATAATACCGTAAAGCTCCAATATCTTTAGCGAGTATTTCTTGCAGTTTGAGCATTTCCCGGGATTCCTGGTAATACAACGGCAAATATCTCATTAAATCAGGTATGTTGTATTCTGGCTGATCAGTATCTGAGCTTCCATCACCATAAAGATAGTGGGCGTATATTTGTTTTCCGTAGGCCATGTTACACTCCTTTTAGTTGGTTCCAGGTTAAACTACCTGCCAGGGTATTAGCGGCAATAGCCTGTTTTACTCGGAGTGGTGTCATATACTTGCTGTTACTTATCCCTGCTTCCGCTTCTGCTTGTGTGGCAATATCTATAACTAAGGCATGAGTAATCTGACTATGATCATATGCCACTTTTCCCCGATCACCTCGGTAAGCTGTCGTAGAAGCTTCACCTAAAACCAAAGAGGATTTATCCTCCCAATTTGTTATTTGGGTATCAGTAACCAACCGATAAGTTGAAGTTTGAGCAATTACTGTAGCAGGTAATTTTGCGCTGGCATCCAGTCGTAAAACTTTGTTAGCTACTGCTGTAGTAACCACTTCTGAAGCAGCCAATTTTTGACCAATAAGATTTGCCATTGTGGCTGAAAAATTCGGATCATTACCCAGGGCGTTAGATAGTTCATACAGCGTATCCAGCATATCTGGCGCGCCGTCCACAATGGCGGCAATACTTTGGTCAATGTAAATAGTCAGCACTGTTTTCAAAGCTTGCAGCCGATTAGCTATATCATGAGCGTCATTAGTATTGGCAGCATGGGTATTTAGATTGTTCTGTACCGTATTGGCTTTGCTAGTGGCATCAATGGCCGCTGTACTAATGGCCGCCGTTTTAGCCGCATCTGCTTTAGCTTGTGCGCTTGCCGGTGTCTCTGCCCCAATCTGGGCCACGGTTACCGCATGGGGATTGTTTTTATTAGCAGTGTGTGTATCGACATTAGCCTGTACAGCATTGGCTTTGCTTGTAGCATCAATGGCCGCAACGGCAATAGCATTGACCTGCGCAGCATTAGATTTAGTAGTCGCATCCTGTGCCGCTGCACTAATGGCCGCAGCTTTGGCCGCATCCGCCTTAATCTGAGCACCTACAGGAGTTTCTGCTCCAATTTGCGTGACCGTTACCCCATGCGGATTTTGCTTGTTAGCAACATGGGTTGTCAAACGATTGTCAATTTGCTCAACTGCTTCATCGTTTTCCGCTTGATAACGTTCTAGTTCCTCTTGCGTAGCAGTCATAGACTGCTGCAACACATTTACATCGTCAGCCTCGACTGTATCCCCTGTAGTTTCATAAGTTACATACACTTTAGTGGCAGATGCGAAGACTTTGATATGACGCCGCCAGGGCGTCTCTGTTGGTACTGAAATAATATAATTGGTTATTTCTTCACCAGTCAATTTAGAGCCAGTATAAACCCGGATACTGGTATTGGTAATATTGTCATGATCAAGTAACCCTTCATATTTACCGGCTATAACCGGTAATTCTTCTTCAATCACGTAGACGCTGCCATCCGTCTTTTTATTCAGTTTCACAGGAAACTGGTCTATTTGATTTGGATAGGTCACCGGTTACACCTCCATGTCAACGCTACCAAGCACCGGTATTTCCTCGCCGGTCAGAGTAACATTGCCGGAAATACCATTCAGCGTCAGACCGCTATAATCATCCACACCGGGCACGGCTAAGATCAATGTGCCAATCCGGGCATGGCTAACATAACTGCTGGAAAAGGCGATTTCTTTTAAATAGGCCTGTACTACCACGGTGAAAGCTTCATATACACCTTGCAGGCCTACTCCGGGCGCTAGGACAACAGTGGCAGCCACGATGATGGTCTTACCGCTTGCAGATACTACTGTAACTGTCGCTCCAATGGGACAAACGGTTTCAATGTATTGAGCTACCGTTGTAACCAGTGCCGGAATAGCGGGTTTCATATCGGAATCAGCTATAGCCACTTTGACAGTACCATTGCCATTCCATAAGGGAAATACCTTAGCATCACCTACACCGGCTACTTCCCGCGCCCACTGTTTGTAATGATAAATATTGCCACTAGTAATAGGCTGCCGTACTCGGAAGTGGTAACGTTTCTTTAGGGAATCGTCAGTTTCTTCATCCTCGCCGGGTGTGATAACATCTGCAAGCTCCGCTTTAGCCAATCCTTCAATATAATTGACTGGAACCATGTTTCCAAATGGGATATTCCCCACATCACCGGAAGTTTCGCATTGCACCTTATACTTACCGGTGCTAATCCGCTCGAAAACGATATAGTTTAACTTTTCAATCGTGAAGCGAGCGCCAATATCCACGTTAAGAGGGACGTTGCCAGCGGCATAAAAAAAGCCCTTACGCAGTGCGTAAGTAGCAGCAATCCGGTCTATTCCCATTTCGGCGGCACGCATGGTAAGGTATTCATCACTTGAGGTATCAACAAAAGCCAATTGCAAGTTAATGTCTAGTTCAATATATGCCTGGGTAAGTTCGGCAGCAGCAGGTGCCAATGCATCATAAATGACGCTGCCTTCCCGCTTGTCGAGGGTGTTGGGCACCTGGTCGAGCATCCGCTGCAGGATGGCTTCATATGTCATGGATTCGTACATGCTTAAATACTCACCTCTTTACTCAGTTCTAGCATGCCTGCAGCCGTTACCACCGTAAACACTGCTATAACGTCGCCTTTCTTGTGACTTAGCTTAAACTCCCTAACATCGGTTATCCGGTCATCATACTGCAGGGCCTCCTTAATTCGCCGCGGCAGTTCCGAATACACATACGGCAGAGGCTTGCCGAACAGATCTTCAAGTTCGATGCCGTAGCTCCAACTGTAAATAATATAGCGGTATCGCTCCGTACTAAGGATTTTATAACAGGCTTGTCGGATTGCCTCCATGTCGCTTGTTTTGTTGCGGATGGATTCATCCTCAAAATTCATTTTATAGGTAAGGTTAGGAAATTGGACAGTTTGGATGTTTTGGGGAATCACCGTTTTGCCGGCAGCCGGTATCACATCCTCACCCCCTTTACAGCCATTGTCCGCTCAAATTGGCATGAGCAAATACGCGCCCCAGGACAATAAACGCCTGTCCACCTTTTTTCTGTATCATAAATACCTTTTCACCCACATTCAGGCCATTCCAGACAGTTATTTTCTTACGACCTTTATAATCATGGTCGTGACCGCTACCGCTGCCGCCAGCTCGCGTTTCAGTGACATGGCTGACTTCAATATCCACTTCATAATCCCTGACCGCGTCCGTTAGCCAAAGAAATTCAGTATCCAGAACTTCCTGCTGTTCAGTTTTTATTGTGAGAGGATTGACAGTTTCAACCGTGCCTACAATCCAGTCAGCAGGATAGCCAGCCTCAACGGCAGCAAGAGCGGCTTTTTTAATAAGAGTAACAACGTCATGGTCAGACATTGATCACACCGCCTCGAATCTGCAAATCCATAGTGTGTTCATTGTTTTCAAAGGTGTGAGTGACCTTTTCCACCAACATATAATGCTGATTGAGTACAATATCTCCCAAGTCCAGAGAGACACCAATTGCACTGCCGCCCCGGACGCGGGTGTCCCCGATTGCATTTTTAATGGTCAAACTGCGCGTGGCCTGGTTGTAGGTTTTTAACAGCTGTTGGACCAACGTCACGGCATTGGCGACTTGCTTGTCATCAATGGATTCGCAGTATTGCAGCACGCCCCAGCGGGCAATGCTTTGACTGTCAAGCTCGATATACGGTTCTCGTTTCTGTGTTTCCTCGTTATCAAAATACAGTTTGATTTTGTTGTAGGTGTCCTTATCGATGCTAGAAGTGTAGGTAAAATCTTCAGCCGTTTCCGCATCGATCAGGATATCCACTCGCATGTTCTTGGCATTTTTCAGCATCAACTGCCCGAAATCATCATAGAGAACATGGACTTCACCAGTGGCCTTCTGCGTCAAGTCAAGAGTCGTCAGAATAATGTCAAACAAGGTTTGGTTATTATCGCGGCGCTTCGGAATGGTGTAGCCGGTATTTTCAAGCGTACCGGTATTTAGTTGGAAGTCATCGGCGATGGTTTTGACCACTTCATCCGCTCGCAGGTTAGAATAATTTTTGATCTCTTTATTTTTCAAGTAGCGCAATTGGTCATAAGCTGTGACCGTGATAATCTGGTCTTTGTTTCTGGTTTTAGTAAAAACATAACCGGCAAACATATTTTTATTATCGACACTCATTTTTACCGGATCGCCTTCGGAAAACTCCAAGACTTCATCATTAATGACCTTAAAGGTCAGCTTGCCCGGAGCGCCATATCGCTCCCACTCAATCTGAACCCCTTCACAAAGTGCCGGCTGATAGATTTTTTCTTTATTTCGATTTTGTATCATTAATTGCACTGTCGGCATACCATCACTCCATATTTAAAACTGTTCCTTTGCCAACTTTATTATTTCGAATACCATTCAATTCTGCCACACTGCGCCAGTCCAGGCTGCCGCCAGCAGCACGCCTACACGCCTCCCATAGGGACATATCGGCAACTACTTTGTACGCTTTAGGCACTTCTTTGGTGTCCGGTCGCGTTTGTTTTACGGTGGCCACATCTTCGCCTTTTTCATTTTTAGTAATTACTAGCTCCTTGGTCCCATAATCTCGGTACTGCTTAAACCGCATCGGCACTTGCCAGTCAAATCCGTATTCGCTGCTTTCATTAACAGTGTAATCTTCAAGTGTAACCTGCATATTGGTATCGGACAGGTATTCGAAGCTCTGCCCAAAGCGAGCAATGATAAGGCGAAAAGGCTTATTATCCATCTTCAGTCGTTCGAAGCCCGCAATGTAATCCTTCGCATAGGTAATTTCCGGCTGCGCTCCAGACAGTCGGGTAATAAAGTTAGACACACTATTACCATAGAGCGCGAAAGGGTAAAATTGATTTGGCATCATTACCTCAAAGCTGATCTCCGCCAGCCCTGGCGTCTTGATGATATTGATTTCCCCTTCGTTGATCAGACTGACCGTTTTATTCTTGTTATTAACTTTGACCTCCATCTTGGGAGGAGGTACTGGCAGCGGATTGTCATTGATGAAAAAATAATACATTACTCGTGTACCCCCTCGGCAGCGTTAGCCAATCGTTCCTGCATATACTGGCCGAGCCCATCAATATAGCCGTCCAGATCTCCTTTATTGTGCACGGTAGTTGTCATGCCGGTCATGTCGATTTTTACTGTGCTGTATTTGGTCTGACTGATATACTCCCGGTCAGCGATATCCCGCATATATTTGATATCTTCATCTAAAATGCCAAGCGCATCTTTAATACCTTTGGTGTTGTTAGCGGTTTCAGCATTAGAGGGATCAAACTTAAAATCATCATTCGACATATCCGGTATATTAAACATGTCTTTAAGACCGCCAGTCAAATGTTCCATAAATGTGCCTTCCCGGACATAACTGGACCATTTCTTAGCCCCTTGGAAGTCAACGGTACCGACATAATCCACCGTGCCAATCTTTGTGCCAAGTAAGGAGTTCAGCCCGGTTGCTGCTTTATTAATGATTCCGACAAGGCCATTAATCATCCGAGCCATGGTGTTGACACCGCCTTCGCAGGCATCAATCATGAAATCCATTACATCTGCGAAGGTATCCCGTAAATTCATGCTGGATAATCCCCAAAGAGCAAGAGCAGCCACCATAACACCAACAATAACAGCCGCAACCGCCAATATAGGCGCAGATACAGCCCACGTTGCCACTGCAAGCAGGATTTGCGCAGCCGTAGCACCGCTAGCGGCAATTGTCCATGACATTTTTGCCGCAGCTATCGCTAGAATGACCCATCTATAGGCAGCCATAATTGCATTGGCTGTTGCCATTACTGCAATCTGGCCCCATATATATGCCGTCACCATTGCATTCATAGCGACATTGTAGACCATTCCAGCATTCAGAACAGTCCATCCCGCAGCCAGCCCCAGTATAGCGGCCAGAACGAACGGAATCGCTGCTGTAATTCCATTAAAGCCAATTACGGCGATTGCTGATATCCAGCCAAACGCGTATCCTAGTACATCCACAACAACGCCGGCCAACCAGATGACACCGTCAACCGTGTCGGCTAGTGCCGTACCGACAATCAGCAGCACCGGGTAAATTCGGTTCAACATGCTGTCCAGGTTTTTATTATTGGCAATCCGGCCAAGTGCCTCCCATACCGGTGTAAACGCCTTATAGACCACATTGCCTGCCATGGTAAAAGCCTGGCTAAACGTCACAGGCATTTTTTCAAAGGTAGCATTTGTTTCATTCGCCGCAGCCAGCATTGCAGCTTTAACAATCCCTGAAGTGACTTTTCCTTCCGAAGCCATTTCCCTGAGTCCCCCGGTCGTCACATTCAGGTACTTGGCGATAGTCTTAACAATGGTCGGCGCTTGTTCCAGTACCGAGTTCAATTCCTCGCCTCGTAACGCACCCGCTCCCATGGCCTGTGTCAGCTGCAGCATGGCCGCCTGAACACCTACTGCGGATGTACCAGATATAGCAAACTGCTTATTAATCTGCTCCATAAATGCTACCAGTTCCCCATTACCGGAAAAAGCTTCCCCGGCCAGTACGCCCATTTTAGCGGCAGCATCTGCCGTTGCCTGGTAATCGCCGCGGGCATTCATGGCCGAGCGAAAGATCATATTCTGCAGTTGCGCTGTTGTCTGCAGACCGTCATTCATTAAATCAATCCGGGCTTTGGTTTGTGAATATTCATCAGACAACTCCTTTGCCATCTTCTGCACGTAAACAGCAGCTAAGGCTGTTCCCGCTGCAATCGCTTGGGTCGCAAAGGCGCCCAACGCGTTCCCTGCCATCCCTGCGCTGCTGATGATACCACTAAACCCGCTGCCCATACGGCCCACGCTGCCTGCAGTTGAGGCAAGGGCTACATCCGTACGAGCAATTGCTACCTGTAGATTATCCATGCCACTGGTCAACTGGCGGGTAGAACCGGACATTTTTTGAATTGTATCTGTAAACCTATCTCTTAGGGATATTACCGCCTCCAATGAAGCCATACTGTCACCTCTTGCGCCGACGGCCAGTTGTTGCCTTGCCTGATTTCTTTTCCGCTTCTTTTGCGGCCTGAGCCTCTTTTTCTGTTTTGTGAGCTATGGATCCCATAATAAATGCGCGGTCTTCAGCCGATAGTGTGAAAAATGCGCTGGGCAGAATATGGAGCTTATGCAGGCAAAAATAGAGGACGTTCGCCCAAACGTCCCCCCCTGCAATTAATTTTTTACGGTCTTAATTTTTTCTTCCATTCCGGTTTCAAAGCCCGAAATCTGCTGCACAACATTTGCCAGGTCATTGACCTCGCCCGGCAGCAGCATAGCCCGGAGCGTAGCGATTTCCCCGACTGTCCCCCATGAATCCTGCAGTTCAGCCGCTTTCAGATTTGGAAATACAACGGAGGCTTTCAACATTTCGTCGCGAACCTTGCCTTGGTCGGTAACCACCATCAGATTGCGCGGATTATCCGGACTGGGTACTTTCTTTTTGGCTTTGTCCAGGATTGCTTCGAATTCCTCACTGGTCAGCGGCCGCAGTTCCCATTCCAGCGAATTTCCTTCCGCGCCCCGAAAACGCTCGGATGCTGCATATTTCACATTTTCAACCGGAATTGAACTTTCTTTGAAAAAAGACTTCATATCCATTACTGTTCCACTCCTTCAAGTTCCCTAAAGCTTTTAATAATCTCAAAATCTTCAAAAGTAAAATCAATGTCTTGCTCCAGCAGTTCGCCGTCTGCATCAAACGCCGCAATATCGCAGCCGTCAATATTGCAGTCTTTCAACGTCACTATCTGGGCTCCGGCATCAGATGTCGGATCTTCATTGACCACCATCATGTCAAAATACTGATCTTGACCGGTGTCCTTCGCTTTCTTTACCATATTAGTAAACAGCGAGGTGTTTTGATAAATGGTCAAGCTGCCAGAACCGGTCATGCTGACAGTTTTATGCCCTTTCATCATCCGGCCAAGAATGGACACTTCCACTTTTTCTTTTTCTACGGTCGCTGTCAGATTTTTCGCCTGCAATACTAACCGGCGCTCGCCGTTAACTGTGATATAGCAACTGGCCAATTTGGCCAGTAATACATCTTTGGCATGCATTGTTGTCTGTTTCATATTTCAACCTCCTTTCTTTAGGCTACGATGACCTGCATATACAGCCGGTCCATGACTCCTACCGGCTCCACTGGATCATTGACCAGCACCGCACCTTTTTCCAGGCCTTTTTCTACAACAACATCGTCGGCATTAAAATTCTGAATGGCCCGGATTCGCTCCAGTTCCTTATGATGGTAGATAATATTGGATTTGAGCGACGCCCGGCCGATTTCGTCATTGCCGACTTTACCGAGGAAGCTGTCGTTGAACAGCGTGGCAATATCAATAGCTATTTGGTCCAAAATGCGAATGACCTGATTATTGCTAAAATCCTTGTTTTTCTCCGGCGTAAAGCTGGTAAAGCTATTAACATCTTCGAGTATCCGGACACTTTCTACATACTCTCCACTAATGCGTTTACCAACACCGTGAAACACCACATGTCCTAACTGCAGATATTTTGCCAGTTCCGACTGTTTCAGATTGACGTCCACTGTATATTCGCCATTGTAGGTGGTGTTGGTAAGGCTAGCATTAATCGCGCAGCTGGCCTCAGCCCCACCCAGCCAATACACCAGGCTTGCCGGAGATGAACCTGCATCGGTAACGCTATTTTTTATAGAGATAACGCCCTCGCAATCGGCATTTTCTACGCCGTGCACGACTACCTGGAATTTCATCCCCACATCATCGCGCATGCGTCTGGTATAGGCGATAAACAGACTCTTGATCGTCGCCTCAGTGGATGGGCAAATTAGGATATTAAAGTATTTCTGTTCGGATAGGTCAAGGAAGGATTGATAGTCGGCACCGGTCACTGTTCCATTTGTGCCGCCGGTCAGTGGCGTTCCAGCTGTTGCTGCCAGTTCAAAGTCGCGTTTAAAAACAACATAGTCATTGTCTGCAATAGCGGTCATAACGACCACTGTCTGCCGGTCCACAACCGATAGACCAAGATAGGTAACAACTTCGTAACTGTCTTCATGATCCAGGCTTTCAGCAATGACGATTTTCAAGTCGTTACCGCGGACGCCGCTGTATTTCGCCTTGGCAATTGCGTTTTCCGCCTTAGCTGCGCCGCTGCTATTTAGGCGATAAAAATGACCTGTTTTGAGGTTCAAGAACAGGTCACGTAAGGATTTTAATTTGTCGTGAGTATAGTCGTAACCGAACAGTTCCAGGCTATCGGTTTGGAAATCAGCCTGGTCTACAGTGAAAATTGAACCCTCTGGGCCCCAATCCAGTTCAATCGGAATCGCAGCATATCCTCTGTCGGCAAAGTTGACGATTGGCCGATCCTTGCTTTTGAAATTAATGTATGCGCCCGGTAGGACCTTGTTCTGAAATATCCAAGTACCACCTCCGTGTGCCATTAGAGCTCGCCTCCGTTGATTCGTTCTTTAATTTTGGACTGTTTAAAGTCTCGAAGAAGTTTCTCAACTTCCTGTAATGCATAGGCTTGTCCAGATCGTAAAAGCGATGCCAGAACATCCCGTTCAGCCCGGAAGCGCTCAGACGCGCAAATCTGCTCTGCGGTATAGATAGATCCCGTTGGGGACTCCGTTGTTTTCGCCATGCTATTCTCCTTTCAGCCGTCGGCTTTGTTTTAACGTTTCCATATATTCGACAACATCTCGCTCGTATGAATATCGGCTATGCCACTTTAGGGTAATTTGCGCCACTCCGTCATCCAGTTCCTTTGTCTGTATATCTGTATTAAGTCTCATATACTTTCCAGTATATGTTCCGTCCAAAGCAATAACCGGTATAACGCACCGCCTTTGTCGTAGTTTCTCGGCAATTGAATGCGCCACAAGATGGGCCTGTTGAGATGAAACTGCAAACACCTTCACAAATAAATGATAGGAGTTTCGATAAGTAGTTATCGTATCGCCGGAACTTATCACAATCGGTACCGGAAAGTACATCGAAGGAATGACCATATTCTGAGGGATGCGGTTTGTATAAACTTTTACAGGGTTTTGATTGTAGCAAAAATTCATTATGCTGCCAATTTCATCTTGCAACATGTGTCCACCACCTAAAATTCATCCAGCCATTCTTGTAGTCGCTTCTCCAGGGATGCAGGGAGCATTTTTTCAAAAGTTGCTATGGATAAGTCAAAATAATGATATCCTTCCCACCAAGAACCATTAACCAGTTTGTGTCCATCGTTTACAATGGCAGCATATTCAACATTAGTTCCCACTTCCAAAAGTAGAGCGTTGTTCTTCATTTTAAACACGCAATCGCCATTACCCCTCGAAAACGAATTTAATAGTCGCCTAGTATCTACAACGCCAAGACGAATAATTTCATCTTGTACAACACCTAAAAACTCCATGCCTACCGCTTCAAGCCAGACAGCAAACTGTTTTTTCAACTTGCCGTTGGCGGCTTTTTCAAGTTTAGTTGCGAATTTTTTTAGTTCACGAATATCAACCATCGATTTGCCAGCCAAGCTATAATGCACCCTTTCTGGTTACCACCACTTCAACATGGTGTTTTTTTATCGCCTGGGGAATCTGGGCTTTATATTTCACGCCACCAAAGACAAACTTATCATTTAGTCGCACATCCACGCCGTAAGGGAAGCTAACTGAATAGCTATGAACAATTTCATTGCCCGGTTCGCCTTGCGTAATCGCCTGGCTTTTCTCCGTAAACTTACAGGGAACATCTACCTCATCCGGATTATCAGCATAAACAAAACCAGCCTCTCCCGGCAAGCCGTAGCCGGTAGAGACTGATTCGCTCCGTAAGTGGTATATATCGCATTTATCCGTTAACAATGATCGAAAGCTCACAGTGCCCTCATTTTAAAGCTTACTGGCCTTTTAGGCGCCGGCTTCTGTACATACTCAGCTATAAGCAAGTCAATTGCCGGCTTACTTATTGTACGGCCATCAGGCAACGTATAGCTGTAATCGCCCAGCCTTTCAGAGCTGTAGCCTTTGGCAATGCTTTCATCAGAATTGATCAATGCATAGTATTCAGTCATCTTAATTAACGCCAGTTCAACAGGCGCCGGTAAGGGAATATAAGCAGGAACATCAAAACAATGCCCTGCCTTAGTGAATAGTTCAGTTTCAGCCTGTAAGATATCACTTGCTAGTTTACTAGGTGCTCTTGCCTTTACAGATTCAAAGTCTGTATAAGCAACAACTTGTTCCGGTGTTATTAGAGCCACCAACATCACCTACTCTTCGGTTTTATCGGCTTTGCCACGACTTTGGGAGCTTACCGCCTTCTTGGGCTCGACTGTCTTCTTATTTGCATTTTCCTCGTCCGTTTGACCAGGCTGCAGCGGCTCTTCTACTGGACCAGGGGATTCTTGATCTTCACTAAAGTAATAACCAAAGGTATCAACTACATCATCCTCTAATGAGTAAGCGACACCCGGGTAAAAAAAGCGCCCTCCACCTATATGTAGAACGCCCTTTTCCTGTTTGAGTTTATATTGTTTAGCCATGTCTGCCTCCTATAGTTTAGTACCGGTCATCCATGCTACAGCATCTACTTCCCGGACAACCGCATCAAGATAGGCATAGATAATGTGATAAGTCGCATCTTTAGCCGCCGCCGTGGCACCTTGCGAAGTACGGTTATAGCGCAGCTCCCGGGTAAAGACGGGTTTAAAATTTTTGAAAGGCGTAAGTGCCGCAAAGCCACTTTGCAGATTAGCCACGACTTCAACATTGTAGCCGGCGAGACGACTTAAGCGACCTTCTTGCAGTACAGCATCACCGAATCCGGTCTGCCGCTGAGTAGCCAAAGAGACAATCCTGTCATGCGTCCCCCGGGTGATGAACCAGGTGATATCATCATGAGCATTTTTATATTTCTCTGGCAACACTTGAATATGGTTGGTGAAGTCAGCAATTGTAGGCGCTGCACTTGCCAGATCAGTTTTATTCGGCGATGCCTTAGCTTTTTTAACGAACCCATCTAAAATACTGAGAAACGCATAATTAGGATCAGTGTTAACCGTTGCAGTATCACCATTAAAGATAAGATCCTGCAGATCCACGCCGAACTGCTTTTGAATCATAGCAATAACTGTTTGCTCAACATCTTCTCCGCGAGCCTGCTGGTTGTACCAAACATCATCATCCTGAATCCATTCATCCCAGAACACTTTTTTGACATTGTACGGGATTTGCCCGGGAGTAATACCATTCACACCAGTGGGTGTATGCGTTTTAGAATGCTCCCGGATCTTTCTTGATCCCACAGAAAGAGTGTCGATGTTACCGGTACCGCTATTTCTAAATAGCGGCTGCAGCTTCTGCAACGTTGTCGCATTGGCAATTGTGTCGATTAGAAATTGATATGCCTGATCTCCTGGCAACGTAATATTGAGATCTTTCCGGATACTAGACATTGCTGCCTCTTTTGTGATTACTTGTTTATTGCTCATCGTCATTATCTCTTCATCTCCTAACAATTAATATTATTTCAAATAATCCATGTAGCCTTTGACAACCGGCGTACTTTGAGCTTGTTCAGTTTCAACCTGTTTTGTGATTCCGCGGGCAGTTTCAACCTTTTCAAGTCGTTGAGACAAGGGTTCTACTGCTTTGGTCACTGCTTCAGCTACGATGCTTGTAACATCAGCAGCAGTAAGCTCCGGTTGTTCTTGGGTTGCTGCAGCAGGTTCCGCATTTTTTTCAACAGCTTCCAGCTTTGCAACAATCGGCTCTAAAGCCTTCTTGACTCCTTCGCTCACCAGCTTATCGATATCTTCCTTTTTCACTTCTTCAGCCTCCTCTTCAACATTAGCTTCAATGATTTTACTTAGAGCCTCATGAGCTGACTTAATCTCAGCCATGTTGGCCGTTGATATTTTCTTCCCAGCTTTTAATACCTCTTCCGTTGGTTTGCCCATGGCTTTAATGATGTTATCAGCAGTTAGCAAGTCAGTAAGGATAGTTGAAAACTCAACAAGTGCTTCCTTTACCTTATCGGCATCTGACTCAAATTCATACCGATCCGAAGACCAGTTATATCTTTGCAATAGATTTTGCAGTGTATAAAAGGCTGTCCAAAAGTTATCACGCTTGATGTTCTGAGCATAATTGGTCGCCATTTCGCCTTTTTGAACGGTACCTACACCTAAAAAGTTTTTCAGTAATGCCAGCAACCCGGCAGCCTGCTCTTGCTCGGACTTTTTAACTTCATGTTCCACTCTTTCACCCACACCTCCCATACTAAAGCCCGTCAGCTCACCTTTTTTAATCTCTTCCCAAGTGTCATTATCAGGTACATGGACCGATAACAGCCAAGTCCCTTTTTGAATATCCTGATCACCCAACTTACCTGCTTCCTTGGCGATCCAGCTTTCAACCACCTCAGCCTGTCCGCCGACAAAATCATGCTGTTTATCGATATTGCGATAGTCCTTTAGAAATTGATGAGCGGACTTCTCAATCTCATCAGCAGTCATAAACTCATCATGAGCATCCAGGATATCGGGCTCATAAACAATGCCAGTGACAATCCTTTTATCATCATCCACCTTCAGGATTGGCACTGGCTTTTCAAAGGTAGGTACTGATTCTGCTTTTATAATGGCAAACTTCTTTTTATTGGCCGCTTTATCGACCAACGACACAAATGATATTTGAGCGTTTTTTATTTCAGTTGGCAATGTATCACCTCCTTTCACTCATAAAAATAGCGACTGCCAATTGGCAATCGCTTTAAATGCTAAGCTTATTCAATTAATATCGCCGTACTATCACAGACGAGGCAATGCGCCTCAATAGTTTTATTACTACAGTCCTCTGCCATCTCACAGGCGCGATGGTTAATTATTTCAACCTCTTCTGCTCCGCATTTATCACACGTTAACTTAAATCCCTTTATAGACTTTCTTTTTATACCGCAGTTCTCAACAACATTAATCATCGATAAACCTCCAATGAATCACATCTCACACACTGCAGTTTATTTCCCTACCAGGTGGCCTCGCTCCTGCCAAGGCTCTAAAACTACTAACCAGCTTCATAATCAGCTATTGCCTGATCTCTCAGCCTTTGCTTTTCTTCTTTGGATAGTCCCAAGATAGCCGGATCGACAACCGGCCCAAGCACACAATGACAATTAATTACTTCTTCAGCCGGCAAGTCCTTATCTCGAGGATAAAGAGCCTGTTTTCCATTTACATCAAACTTCTCATCTATCCCAACAACTGTGCCGCTAAGATTAACATGTGCTTGCCTCGGCTTATTCTTCTTAGAGCCGGAATGTTTCCATACTTTTTGAATGACCGCCGGCGACTGCACATAAGCCTCATGAGCAGCAACAGAATTAGCCCGAAGTACCTCGGTAATCGCCGTTGTCCTAGCTCTGGCTCGATCAAATTCTGGCAGCTCCCTAAGGCGCTTTATTGCCTTATCAATGCTCTCGCCATCTTCAATTACGATACTTATCACTTTTTCGATTTCACTATGGGTGGTTAGCTTCATCATTTTAGCCAGGTCTTTCGACCACTCATCAATCCATGCGACAGCCTTACTTGAAAGAGTATTGAACGCCACATCTTCATCAATGCTTTTCATGATTTCGCCAACCAGTTCCTCTAAGATCTCCAGCAAAAAGTCTTCCGTATAGTCAGCCATGCTATCGGCAAAATCATCGGCCTCATATAGCTTTACCATCAAGTCGGCCACTTTTGCCATGTGATCAAACTCATCTTTAACAATAAGCGTTTTCAGGCCATCGATAAAGTGCTTTTTCTGCTTACGAAATAAGCCAGCTACAATTACCTCATATCTTTCTATAGCCGTAATTGTGGCATCTAAAGCCGGGAATTCAGCTATCTCATCTTTCAGCTCATCGGCCTCTTCTTTTACAATGGCATTAATAGCTTTGAACAATCGCTCTAACTTATCCATGCCTTTGCTCCTCTAGCAAGTCTCTCAAATCCTTAAGAACGCTAAACAGATTTGCTTTATCATCTGTCGATTTAAGAAGCATCCCGGGCATTGTCGCGCCCTGGTTTAGTAAGGCTGTAGGCAAATTAGCTCGCTCATCATCAAAGTTCTCTAGCTGTTTACCAAGTACGTTCCCCAATAGCTCCCGGGTATCGTTTATCGCAACTGCTCCAATCCCATTAATAGCCCCCAGGATAGTGGCAACATCTTGCGGGTTGCTGATGTCAGGATTCTTCAGCTCTACTTTGACATATTTCAACTCATAGTCCGCCAACAGTAAGTTATTAATCAGAAACGATAACGCCTTCCTTTCCGGAATGAACACCTGCTGCTCAGTTACCAACATAGCTGTATTAGCTGTAGCACGGTTAAAGTCTTTTGAGTAGCCCACATACAAGTCAGGAAGACGAAAGTGTGATTGTACTTTCTTCCGATTGGTATCATCGTAATTAACAAATAGGCCATCTCGCTGCAGCATTTCAGCCAATGGCTTTATTTCAATATCTACACTAGACTTTTCTTTTTCAAGTCCAAAGCTTGGCTCAGCCTCTAATGCCTCAGCCTCAAGCAGCAAGAACTTATGCGCATTCTCCTGCCCTTCTACAGAAGATGCATACTCACTCAAAGCAGCTTCGCTGCCCTCAGTTAATCGCCCATTTTTAATCAGTATTGCGGCCGGTAAATGGCGTCCCTGCTTAAAATATCGATAGTTAAGCTCGGATGCATTTCGGCTGCCATACATGTCCATTAAAGCCGAAATCCACCGGGGAACACCGTAGGCGCCGCTACCAATCTTAAGATGAAGTATCTCATTTGCCTGGAATTCCGCTGGAGTCGTATTATCAAACTTACCTGACCTCAGGTCCAGAATTCTCGGATCACCGAATTCTTTAAACCACACCACTTTTGCTCCATTGATAATCTGGACATATCGGCGAAACTTCTTTTTCCTCTCAAAAACTTGACCATCTCTGTAATATTTAACATCAACAGCCTCTCCCTTTTTGGTCGTTCGAATACTTGCAGCATCTTCAATCTTGGCAAGTTCAACAACCTCGTTCTTACCGTTGCGGATAACTTCAATATAGCCATTGCCGCAGGTCTCCCGATCGTCTATTGCCTCTTTCCACACTTCAATCATCGACTTTTCCATATGCAGATACTTCAGTGCTGCATCAACTCGATTCCACTCAGCCATCATTTCTGGAGTCTCTATCTTTCGCGTCTCATCGTCCTTATATTTTAGCTGATATCCAAAACCACAGATATTTTGCTTATAGGCCTCAACGCACTGTGGCAAGATTGTAGACATCTCTTTCATTTCTAAGAGGCTACTTATCGAATACTTGGGCTCAAGTACATCAGCTATTGAATATTGCTTCTCATCCGTACCTTTAGCCGTAGACGATTCGGCTTTTTGAACGCTAGTAATTACCCTGGCTCTTACTCTTTGCAAGGTTTCACCTCCTTAAAAGCGATGCTGCCTTTCACGTTTCGCCGAGACAGCTTCTTGAACATTAACTGGTAGACACAATAAAAAAAGACAGTCTGCCCTGTCTGGTGATTTGAGATCTCGCTTCTTCATTTCTTTCTTGCTTTCCAACTTGATTTTGCCCTTGCTCTCATAAATGCCATATTTTCTAACGGTGAGCTGAGCAATGAGCTCGTCATCCTCCGGGAGAATCAACTCACACTCTTTTGCCCGGCCTTGTTCATCAAACTCATTCAACAGCTCTTTTACGATAGCTGCCATTAAGGTTGTGGTATCGTAATAGAACTTGTGCTTGATCGGGATCCCAAACTTGACCGGTATGATCCATAGCCAGTCCAAACTATCTAGCTTCTTGATCTCTTTTAACCGATCTGTAACACCGCCGCCAACACCGGTATCATCGATACGTACCGATATGCTTATATTAGGATATCGATCATGAAGTAGATTTGCTGTTCGCATGATATCACCAACGGTTGCCATTGTATCCTGTCCATTGCGAATCAGAAACGGTAGCACCTTGTTGTTAACCTTAGTGCCGATTACGGTCTCGTCTCCACCTTCCCGGGCAACGTCACAAGCTATATCAATTGTCTGCACCGGAGCAGTTTCATCATACTCTGTCTGAATCCCACGCATAACCAAATGCAGCTGGATGAAGACATCGTCTTCCTGGTCTGGGAAATCACCCTTTACCCGAACCTTAACAACGTTGCTATCAGCGCCATACTTACGCTTGAGCATCTCGATGTTTTCTTTATCGGTCCGCTCACACCGCTCAGCATCAATGTGGATGCAGCAGAACTGCTCACGGTCCTTGTGATGCGATTCATAGAAGATCCCACTGTTTCGAGTCGGATTCGAGATAAACAGGATCCGGTTATCAACCCCGGTAATGGTTCCGAGTAATGTCTCAAGGATTTCATCGGACACACCAGAAGCCTCATCGACGATGATTAGCATATTGTCCGCATGTAAGCCGGCCATGTTTTCTTTCTTCGTGGCAGTCTTAGCTGTAGCAAACCATTCCAGCTCATAGCCAATCATGTAAAGCATGGTCTTAGTAAGCGTTAAAAAGTAATCGGCATAGGTACCGGATAACCACTTGGCTATTTCCGGCCAGAGAACAATGTTAAGTTGCTGCTTAGTTGGCGCCGTTGCAACGATCTTTGCATTATCCCGAAAGAGCATGTACCAAATGATGATACAGGCAACAGTTGCTGTTTTGCCCACGCCTTGCCCAGAGCGAACCGAGGTCCGCTTATTATCTCTGACGGAAAGCATAATCTCAACTTGCTTCTCGTCCGGATAAAAGCTCAGAACATCTTCAGCAAAGCCAACCGGATCATCATAATAAAGATCGACCATCTCGCCATAATCGATTTGCTCGATCTTTTCAGTGGCCGAAACCAGGTTAACGCCCTCGAGCTCAATTAGCTCAATAGTACTCTTACCAAGCAAGTCCAATGCCTCGAGGAAACGGTCAAGTGGTTCCATTCTTCATCTTCCTCTCGGCCATCTTCTTCCTTAGAGCATCAACGTGTTGGTTTTCTTTATTCTCCCCTTTGGCTTTCTCGATTTCAAGCAATAACCTGGCCTTACTGATTTTCAGCTTTTCAAATTCAATGCTTTCAGTTACCTCAATACTATGTTTAAGCGCGATGGCTCTGGTCTTTTTATCCTGCACCCGGGTAAGAGCTTCTTCGATCTTAAGAATATCATCAATGGCTCGGCACTCAGTTTCTGTTATTTCCGTTACAACCATCTTGGTTTCTGGAATACGAACAATCTTATAGGTACCTGATTGCTCGTCAAAGACTTCAACTGTCTTCTTTTCAGTATGTAACTCCTGCAGCACCTTACGCTCTTTCTCCGTAAGGCCATCCATCAGTCGGCGTATTCGCTCCATCATGCGGCGCTCTCGCAAGGTAATAAGCCGAATATCCTCTTCAACTTGTGCGAGTGTATCCGTATTTATCGTATTGCAGAGTACCTTTTCTTCTTCAGTGAGGCAATCATACCAAATCGATTCGTACTCTCCAGTAGTAACGGCCTTTTTGTTACCGTAGGGACCACCTGATCCACCGCGATTGCCAACTGCATTTTTATTGCCTTTTGGAGCACCATGCCCTTTGGCATTTTTGCTGCCTTTCGGAGCGCCTCGTTTCGGAGCGCTCCGATTGGAATAAAGGAGCGCTCCTTTTGCTGAATCGGAGCGCTCCTTTATTTTTTCATCCCATTTGTCTTCATTTTTCCACTTGCGGATCCGCGAATCAGGCACTCCAATTTGAGCAGCTACATCGGATAGCTTTGCAATTCCACCACTCTCAAGCCATATTTGAAAAGCTCGATCGCGATCAGGATTTCTGGCTCTTGCCATACTACATATCACCCACCTCCACTATAACTCATCACGCTGGAGCTCAATATCTAATTCAATCAGCTTCTTTAAATCATCGACGCTGTTAATTTCAATGGCGCCCTTTTGGAAGTCGCTTACCCATTTTGCAATCCCCGCCTGTACAATTCTGCGGTACTTAGCCTTAGAATCTGATATCCCTTCGCTTACTGCTATCTGATGTTTCAATAGCAAATTACCATTATCTTCTTGCGAACATTTGTTTGATTTTTGTATTGCCGACACCCCCATCCATGGGTTAAAATGGAAACGAGATAGTAGCCTCCATAATCTGTGGCCACAGTATTGCCTACTATCTCCCGCCGGAGGTGTCCGGAATGGGGTGGACGTTAGCGCGTCCGCCCTTTTGTCATTAAAATAAATATTTTATTATTCAGTCCCTCCCTAGAAGGATTTTACATTTATTTCAATAATTTTCCATGATGTAAATACTGTTGTGATCTTTATTTAAAAAGAGGAGGAACGAAATGAGTATTATTGACTGGTTTAGCAAGCAATTTAACCATGACTCTAAACACTACGTTCTAACTAGAGTTCCAACAGACACAGTAGTGAGCACTAAATTTGTAGCAAATAAACATTACTTTCGTTTGTGGTTAGCTGAAATGTACTTGAAGAATGACGGTAGTTTATTTAGGTCTTATTCTCCAGTTGTCCAGTCAGCCGTGGAAATAAAAGTTGGATCAAAGGATTCAGAAACATTCCCATATATTGCAGGACCGCTTAATCTTAACCTCGATAAAAACACCTTAGGAAGAGGCGTAAAAATCGATTTTCAATTAACTAATCTTATCCCTTATCGTGGCGGTAATTTATCAATCTGCGCTGGATTATTCGCCTATGTAGAAAAAGACTATTTTCAAGAATTTTTAGGTGTTTTAAATAATATTTCAAAATACTTAACCCTCGGTCAACTTTCCTCAGTATTAAACGTCACCAATACCGTCGTTAGTGGTTTTCAAAGCCTTCTTAATTTAGATGACAAACATCTCCATCTTGTTTATCAGCAAGGGTTTGGTGGTACTGGTCCAGATGGTGGATCTGAATTAGAAAATGGTTACTTTGCTGTAATTAATGCAGATGCAAGCCAATTTGACAAAAGTAAGCTATTCGTTAAAAATTCTCAGCTACACTTTGGTAATGATCTTGAATCATGCCGCCCCCTAGAGGGCTATGATTACATGTTATTCCGAATTGAGTGTGCATCAACTAAATCAGACTACTTGGAGGTAGCTGGTCTACGAGAACTTTATAACAAAGCCGTTGAAAAGGGCATGTCTGACAAAGCCGAAGGCTATGGAATAATTAAATCTGCTATAATTCTTGCATTAAATTCTCTTGATTTAACCCAAAACGATGCGATTCGTGTTGGCCTTGCATTAAAAAAATCATATGAAGAAGCTTTATCCTTAAATGAGTTTAACAATAAAGTGCTTTCAATTAATCCTGACCAGCTATACTCCATCGTCACTCCAATATTAGAAGGCCAAAAACATAGTGAAGACACTATTCTAAAGATAATTGAAGATAAAGATTTAATTACAAAGCTGAACATGAATAGTTAAGACATTTGTTTAACTCAATGGAACCAATTAAGTTATTTGCTTAACTAGCTCAGCCTTCTGACCGGTAAACTCTTCCCACCTGCGAAGTATCACCTCGACATATACAGGATCCAACTCCATTGAGAAGCACGTTCGCCCAGTCTGCTCGGCTGCCATCAATGTACTTCCGGATCCGCCGAAGAAGTCGGCTACAATCTCGCCTGGCCGGCTGGAATTCTCTATAGCTCTAGCACAAAGCCCGATCGGCTTCATCGTCGGATGCTCGCCATTGCGAACCGGCTTCTCAAAGCGCCAAACAGTGGACAAGCTATCATCCCCGGCTTGCAGGACCTTAAACGATGGCACTCGCAAAGTCACAGTCTGAATACCGGCCGTAAATGTTAGCAGCGCCCCTTCATCATCTTGTCTGACGATAATGGGCGCTGCTTCTTCTATAACGGTCCCTTGCTTTCTGCCACCGAAAAACTTATGTGCTGCACCAGGCTTCCATCCATACAGAATGGGCTCATGCTGCCACTGATAATCCTGCCGGCCAAGTACAAACTGATTCTTAGCCCATATCAGGCACTGCTTCAGCAACCACCCAGTCTCCTGTAGCGCACCCCGGAAGTTACTCCCCTCAGAGTCAGCATGACAAACATAGATCGCTCCACCAGACTCTGTCACGGCGTACATTGAGGTAAAGGCATCATGTAGAAACTGGTTGAATTGGCCTGCCGACATATTGTCATTCTTTATCGTCAACTTATCACCGGTACCGCCCTGGTAGTTCACATTGTATGGTGGATCGGTGAAGATCATTGCCGCCTGCTTACCATTCATCAGCTCTTCTACATCGCTGAGGACCGTGGCATCACCGCACATGAGCCGGTGCCGGCCGAGCTGCCAAACATCACCCGGCTTGGTCATAGGCTCACTTATTTTTGCGGCTGCCGTAGTTGGATCAAAATTATCTTCACGCACCTCCGCAGCATTAAAGTCAGCTAAGAGATTATCTATTTGCTTATCCGAAAAACCAGTTAGGTTCACATCAAAATTATTGGTGTTTAGCTCAGCCATTAAACTAGCCAATAGTGAATCATCTATTTGAGACAGCTCCGCAATACGGTTGTCTGCAATCAGGTCAGCCCATTCTTCAGCTTCAGTTGCATAGTCCTGCCGATCTATCGGAACCAGGCTGGCTCCTAACAGTTGAGCTGCCAATAACCGACCATGACCACGAACGATAAAACCAGAGCGAGTGCTTACCGTAATTGGTGCGCGCCAGCCCTGGTTTTTGATGATCTTAGACAGTAATTCAATTTGCCTATCAGAATGTTGGTTAGGATTGCGTGGGTTTGGTACTAATTCTGTTATATCAACCAGATCATCGTGAGCGCAATGAACCGGAATATCCTTTTCTTGAGCCATTAACTCACCTCATCTTGTTCTTGTCCGCAGGTTCTGCAGACTACCGTTTTTTCTCTCCATTGGAGGCACTTGCAACTTCATGCCGCCAGCACTTGTGATATAGCCATCGCATTTACCTTTACGCCAATTTACTAAATTGGCTGTGCATCCCTTGGCGCTTTGGTTTAGGCAGTCTGACCGACTGCATATAATTACTGGCATGTGGTTCACCTCCTGGATTTAGGCATGAAAAAAGAGCCTTTCGGCCCTTTTTAATACTTTAAATCCCTTAAATACTTAAGGGTATTTAAGACATTTTCTTTAAGCTCCCTATTTTCGTCTAAAAATTGTACAACATCTCCACCTTTAATCAGATATCCATTTCTCATTAAGCTGAGGTCATTTAATGCATTAAACCAAAGTATTATTGAATCCTGATGATCTATTGATATATCATCATTAAGAACTGCAAGATGTTTATGCCATTCTTGATCATAAACTAATTGCCCGTAGCTAAAAAATTTATTATTACCGCCTTCTACTTTTGCCGTGTCATACCATTTATGTATTTTAATTGCGCTAAACTCAATTTGATTAAACAACTGAGCACGCGAAATATTCTTTTGTTGTTTATCGAGCATTTCATAGTTTTCTTTTGCAACTTGAATACCTGCTTGATAGCTATACCAACCGCTAAAACCACCTCCAACAGCCGCACCAAGCAGCGCTCCTACTACTCCTAAAGCAGCACCAACCAACGAATCGTTACTTTGAATATGGTCCAATGCATAAACAAATCCAGCAATAGTTAATGAAACAAATGCAAGTATAGCATAAAATGGATTTTTCATCAGTATCCTCCATTCGATATCCCCTTTATGCTTCGTTAAAAAGCAATAATGTCCTGCATATAAAATCGTCTGTCACAGCAGTGCAGCTTCTACTTTTCACGCTATCATCTTAACACAGCTAAAGTCAAAAAAATGTAGTCATTTTGTTTCCGTATAACCGTGCGTTCCTTTGGGTGAGCAAAGCTGCCACTCCAGCTAGTAATTCTTATTGTGATCACCTAGACGGTGGTACTGACTGGTTCATTTTTACATATAAATTTGATCCATCAAGATCTTTAAACACTGAGTAGTTTACAAAGAATACCCCTTCATCTTTCTTAAAACTAATATGAAATTTCTCATTTGGTTCTTTCTCCGTTGCTTTTATTAACTCTTCTTGGACAATAATCCATCCATTTTTTTGTGCCTGTTCTAAATAAAAAGTGCGTACTTCACTAGAATTTTTATCCGTTGCATACTTCGCGTACATACTAATTAATTTAGTATGAGAACGAAAATAAGGGTTGATCATTGATATTTCCTTGGCACCAGGAAATAGTTCGATTCTGCTCCATTCACTTTTTAAATTTTTCGTAGGTTTCTCATTTGGGTGCTCCTGAGGCGACGATGCCAGCCCACAAATGACCATAAGTATAATTACACCCCATATTGAAATCTTCAATATCGACCTAAAACATCCTGTTGACGAGTTGTTTTGAGACTGCATTTGTTCCCTCGCACATATTAAAATAGGGATTATAACAGTTTTTCCGTTCGACAAAAGGAAACAATTCCCTGCAAAATAAAAGACCGCCCCTCTGGCGGTCTTTCGCTATTTCATCAAGGATTTATAATCAGTTCTTCTTTCCTCATTATCATCAATTATTGTTAATTTTAAAAAAGTTAAAAAACCTTATTCCAAACTGAGTAAATTCAATATCTCTTAAATAATACATCTCATTATTCTGATCATAATCATAAGCAAGATTAGGTAAACTAACAATTCCTAATCTTTGTAACTTATTTAAGGATTGTCTTTCAATAGCAAGTTCTTCGGTTTCTATCTTTACTGGTTTAGGATAAAGAATATCAGTGCTTACCTGTTCTATCTTTATTCTTTCCAGTAATTTAAGATCTATCATACTTAGATCACTAAGGGTGTCATAATAAACAAGTATTTTTTCTTGGTTAGTCACCATTCTAGTTTCAATTACTGTTTCAAATCCATTAACTATAAATTTAATTTTATCTTCTTGTTTCACTTCAGACGAATAATCAAAAATCATAGGGAACATATGGTCTTTTAAAGTCTGATTAAAATTTTGCGGAAGTGTAGTAATAATATTATCCATATATGTCTGTCTTGATTGCAGCTCACTCAGTACCTTCAATATATTCTTTTCAAATCTTTTCTGCTTATAACTCACTACTGCCGAACATATACCGGGAGCAACCTGCCCAATAACAGTATCAGTTACAAAAGATGCGATTATTGAGACAGCCCCTTCAGCCACAACATCTAATGTATCGTAACGAAACTCTTGGACTTTCTTTTTAATATCTTCGGTTATTTCGTACATAAATTACCTCAATAATATTATTAATTATTTTATTTGTATTTTTTAAGCTGCTTAATGCTGAGATGTATAGTAGACAAATACGCAAAAAATATCCAATCAATAAATTCCGAACCATAATCAGTTTTCTGTGATTCATTGTGATGTCTAATTGCAAATTTGTTAGCTATAATGAATAATTCATTTTCTTCCTGTTTGAATAAGACGCCCTTTAGTTCCGGACGAATGAATTCCAAAACATCGACTAAATCCCTAACCGCATCTTTTTTATCTGCATCGCTAGAATGCCTACTTTTATATTTCTTTATAGCCCTATCAATTTTTGCTTCAACGTTATCAGTGTTATATTCAGGAACTTTAGAATTAATTAATTCCTCCATCACCGTATCACATACCGCAGCGATTTCGCCATTAACTTCTAATTCAAAGCCATCTTTATAATTTTTAAGATAGCCATTTATATCATTCCTGAACTGATTTTGACCTACTTTCTTATCATACCTTTGGAAAATTTTGCTACCCATTAGCGTTGAGTAAACTGGGTACGAAACTAAATCATATAAAAGCTCTATTACATCAAACAGATCACTTTCAGAATAGAACTTATACTGTTGGAAGTTTCACTTGATCTTCAACCTGTTGAAGTGGAATAACTCTACATACCTAAAAGTAATGACTACTATTGATATCGATAACATTATGATAATAGTTGAAATTGAATCAGCTGTATTCTTACGTACGGATAAAACACTCTCAAAAGTAATTTTTTTCATTAAACCTCTCCAAATACTATATTTGTAGTGTTTTATAAATCGATTTCAAAAATCACTTCATGTAAAATTATAGCATATAACAAATAAAAAGGAGCATATAACAATACATGCTCTTTCTTAAATAGCCAAACTCGTATATTCACATCCCTCTAATGTAGCTACGCCAAACAAAGACACCGCAAACTTCTTTATCGCCCTATTCTTTATCTCATATACTGATTTCTTCGATGTCTGGCTATACCCTATTGCCTCCGCAATCGCTTCCTTTTCCAGCTTATCGACCCCGGTACCACTCGCAGCCCGGGTCCACGCAGATCACGCTTAGCGACTCTTCTACCTTATCTATTTCAACCTGCGTCCGCTCCCGCATCTCCTGCCACTTCTACAGCTGATATATTTGGTTAAGCGTATTCACCGGCTTGGACGCTCTAACGCCAGTCACATCCATATTCACGGCGCCGGCATCTCTGGGTGCACCTTGCCAAGTCAGCTTGGCAATCATTCTGTTAGCATGTCTAATGCTTTGTTGCAAATCACGGTAGTATCGTAAATAATTTTCAGCTTCTCTGATGTAGTTCATGCTATCCCTCCCGACAAATGGGCTATAGGGCAGTCTACGCCGCCCTTTTTCTATTTCTCTATATGTAACGTGGATAACGAAGACAACGAGATCACCTTGATTGCTGTATAGACATAGCAAATATTGGCTATACTATTACTGGAGTGCGCAACTCCCTAGGCCAGAGCGACTGCATCTGCAGAGTTCTGGCTTTTTATTGTTCCCACTCCCAAATCCGCTGCCGGCCCTTTGCTGGTACCAGCTCAATCCGCCGCACATTAGCGTGTATCCAGGCATAGCGGCCGGGCTCAAAGTGGCCAAATGCAATCTCATCGTCCCCGTACATCTCTCTCCATGCTGCGATTCTCTCATTGGTCATTTCGACACAATCAACCAGCTCAGCTATAGCTATTACCTTGCCAAACGGCGTATCTTCATTCCATAACGCCTTCTCCACTCTCGGAGTAAAAAACTCCATACTGGGCACGGTCCGCCCAGCGTGAATCGCCAGTGGTACCCGGTGACTCATTGACCAGCTTCTTGTCTCTATTCTTTTGGCACCACAGGCAATAAGGCTTGCCCACGGCTGTAATATGGTTATGGCTTTCATATCATCTTCCTCCAAATTCAATTAATTACAGTGAGTATGTCTTACCTTATCCATGGAAAAGCTAACATCGATCAGTACTCAAAAGAGGTGCTTTATGAGCGATTTATATCAAAGCAAGAAAACCGGCAATTCTCCCCGTGTTACCCTGGGTGATCCTAAATATGTCTCCAACAAGGAAAGCGCCGAAGAAGTAAATTCGATCGATAAACCCACAGCTCCCAAAGAAAAAGTGATATTATACCGCCTCAAAGGGCGGTGTTTTCTTTTTAAACCGCTTTTATACAAATATGGTAATAATTAGAAAAGAACTGTATAATTAAATTGCTATAATTACCGCGCTCTACTTTTTCAGAGATCCAACTGTAAAGGAGATAACGCCCCGTGAAATCCCTCTTAAAAGCTATTTTTATATTCGCATTACTGTTCTGCTTGCCATTCAGCTCTACTGCAGCTAATCAGGATATACTAACCAGGACTTCAACTAGTCAAATATACAATAGCCAAGCTTTTAACCTTCGGGTTGAACTTCCGTTATCGTGGCGTATTTCACCCTCCCCATTCTCGAAGCCAGGTATGCTCCAGTTCTCTGCTTATTCTCCTACTCATTTCCCGGTTATAGGCTTCATTGTTGCACCACATGAGGAGCCGCAACAGACTACGCCACCACAGAAGGTGATTAAAAATAGTAAGTTTAAATCAACAACGGAAGAACAAGGCGAGGTAATGCTTAATGGCTATAAAGCAAAAATGTCCTTAAGCCGTTTTACAGATCATTCGACGATAGATATCTACACTCTTATGCACTTTATTACAACCGATACCTACGACTATGTAATTACGATGCAAGGACATTATAGAGAGTATTCCGAAGACCGCAAAGTATTTGATTTAGTAATAAAGACTCTGCAAATATCACCTGAACTTCCCGTACAATTATAGCCCCTAACATCCATAGAAAAAGCGATTGCCATTTGGCAATCGCTAAAAAAAATAATCTTATTCAACTAATATTGCTGTACTATCGCAGGCAAGGCAATGTAATTCAACAGTATTATTACCACAGGCCTCTGCCATTTCACAGGCACGGTGGTTGATTATCTCCACTTCTTCCGCTCCGCATTTTTCACATTTTAAGCGAAACCCTATTGCTACCTTTCGCTTTATACCGCAATTCTCAACAAGACTAATCATGAATAACCTCCAAAGAATCAACCTCTACTACAAACAGATTATACTGGCTGTAAATGACTGCGAAAGCCAATTGCTTCTGCAATGTGAACCGCTTCAATTTGCTCTGCATGACTTAGATCTGCTATTGTACGGGCTACTTTTATCATACGGTCATAACTACGGGCACTTAAATTCATTTTTATAAAAGCTTGTTTTAGGATCAGTTGGGCTTCCTCGGTAAGGTGGCACGTTGCTTTCAAGTGCTTATGACCCATTTGAGCGTTACAGGCAATAGCATACTTCTCCAAGCGCTGTAATTGAATTCTGCGCGCAGCCGACACACGTTCAGCAATTCCTTTCGAACTTTCGGCAGGAATGCTTGCAGTTAGTTCTGTGTAGTTCGGTCTTGGAACATGCACATGTAAATCAATCCGGTCCAATAACGGACCGGATATTTTTTTGATATACCGCCGTATCTCACTCAGACTGCAAGTGCACTGTTTTTCTGAATCCGTTGCATAGCCACACGGACAGGGATTCATTGCAGCAATGAGCATAAATTCAGCAGGATAGGACAAGGCTGCATTTACTCGTGCTATATGCACCTCACCATCTTCCAGTGGCTGGCGCAGTACCTCCAGTACTGCCCGGGGAAACTCGGGAAGTTCGTCCAAAAAAAGCACACCATTATGACTTAAGGTTACTTC